ACATTGATGCGCTGTCGGTCACTGCGGGGGTCCGAAGAAAAGTCGGAGCGAAAAACAGCCGGGTGGGGGCTTGAAGTGGGGTGCTCCTGGCTGGGTTGTGCGGGTCGGGGTCTCCTCTCGTCCGCCGGGAACGCGGAGACCTGGGGACTGCTATCGGGGCTGTCAGACTCCGCCCGGCTTCCAGACCGACCCGCAAGATGTGCCCGTGCGGGGTGCCGAGCGGAGGTCTACCCGGTGAGTCCCCCGCTCGGCTTCTTGGGAAGGCGTCCCCGCCCACCTTAGGGGAAGCGCGGTGTTAGCCTGGCCCGCCTTTCGGCGTCTTCCCCCTTGACCACTGTCGGTGTGGTTGCGTGATCAGCTCCTTAGCGGGACGAACTCGACGACGAAGTGGAGGTGGGGGTGAGCGGCTCGGAGTTTCCGGCAAACACCCCGTGCGAGGTACTCCGCGTTAGTGCCATACCACGAGAGGCACTCAGGGTCTGTTGAAGAGGTGACAGTTCGGAGCTCCTTGCCGCCCCCCCGAGCGACGAAGGCCTCGGTCTGTCCGTCAGAGACGTGAATAACGGGGCGGCTAGCGGCCATTCTACTTCTCCTTCGGAAGGCGCGTGAACGTTCCAGCGGGCGTCTGTTCGCCGGTGTGTAGGGCACGCCGGATAACAGTGTATGGCACGTCGCAGCCGTCTGGAGCGAGCCGGCAGGCGCGGCTGATGCTCGGGAAGTCTTGGGTCGTTCCGTCAGGGCGTGTCAGACGGATGGGTGTTGGGCCGCCGCCGATCCGGGGACTCACCGGGTAGACCTCCGCTTGATGTACTCGGACTGCCCAGCTGGGTCGGGCTTGCGCCAGTCGATGGGCGGGATCCAGCCCAGGATCCTTCGTACGTAGCCGTCGTAGCCCTCACCCCTGAGCCGTGCAGGCTCTCGGGTGCGGCGGTTGAAGTCACGCATTGTCTGGGCGTGGTCTGGGTTCATGCTCGTCCTCCAGGACGCTTAGGGTGTGATGCATAGCCGGTCCACTCTTCAGGCGGACCGAGCAGCTCAACGAGGAGGTTGAATGCGTCCGTCCAGGCACCAGCATGCGTGTTCTCTCTGCCTTTGAAGCGGCCTCCCCAGCGGTACAGTAGCTCGCACCGGTCCTCGAACTGAGATCGTAGCTGCTTCTCGGCACCAGTTGCGTCCCGGTCGCCAACTACAGGCGTATTGTGATTCTGGCCACGAATCCGCATCTCGGGGAGGAGGGTGTCGTGAAGGTAACGGAGGTTGGCGGCCGTGTACATGACAAGGAGCGGATGATACATCTGCTTTGCCCGCATACCTAGAAGTGCGTGAAGCGTGCGGTGCAGATCGAGGATCCGCTTATCGTCGAGCTCACACCAGGGGACGCCCCAGATACGCATTAGATCCTCCAGAGACGCTGCATCCAGCCGGGGAGGGCTGCGTGGATGGCTCGCTTGAGGCCCCGGACAGCCCAACACAGACGAAGACGCGCCCCCCCGACAGAGTCAGTGGGGAGGTGCTGGGCACAAACATGGGGTGGATTACAGCCTTCAGGCCAGGGGAGTTCATCCCGATGGTCCTGGTCCCCGTAGACGCAGTTAGAGCAGTCGTGCATCGCTGCACTCCTGTGGTCGGTGAGGAGGGACCGAGAACGGTCCCTCCTCCTCAACCTGAGCGCGGCCGGGCCGTCCGGGCCCTACTTCGACCGCTTCTTCCGCGCACCCTTCTCCGGAGCAGCGTCCTCGTCCTCGACGCCGCCCTCGCCCTCGTCCGCCGGGGCTGCGGCCTTCTCGGCCTTCTCGGCCTTCTCCCGGACCTTGTGCGGGACGATCTGCTTGCGCGCGGCCTTGATCAGCTCCTCGGTCACGCCCAGGTGCCCGAGAACCGTCTCTATGCCCTTGCGCTGAGCCACGTTGCTGGCCGGAGCCTGAAGCGTCCGGGCCTTCGTGTGCACAGAGGCGTAGTCGGCCATGATGGCCTCGGCGGCCTCGGCGCCCGCGATGTCCGTCAATAGCTCGATGATCTGTTCCTTCCCGTCGGTGATCTCGGCCTTCTCGTCTGCCATCGTCGAAGCCCTCCTTAGGGGCGTAGGGTGGATACAAACGTGTCCGTGAGGCGCTGTCACGCTGCCACGACTTGGGAACCGCTCCCCCCTGTAGATCCGTATTATACTACAGACACGAGAGCATGTCACTCCCGCTTTTTCGTCTGCCCGCCCTGGAGTTGCTTCGGCAGCTTCGTCGAGGCTATGATACTGACTGCGGCTCCGAGGGCGGCTAGGACGGCCCAACCGATCTGTACGAGTACGTCGGCCAACTCGCTACGGCTCTTCCTTGTCATGGACACCTCCTGTGGACGGGGTTCGGGGCTCGTAGTCGATACAGCCGCCGACATCTATGGTGGCTGGCCAGACAGTACAACCATCCGGCCGGGCTGGGTTGAGGTAACGGCAGCCCCGCGGACACGTGTGCTTCGCCACTCTCTCAAGCATCTGACGAGCGGATTGGAGGAGCACATCGCGAACAGCAGTTAGGGCGGAGATGTCGAACTTCGTACCCTCCGGGATCTCGACCTCGACCTCCCGCATCGCGATATCCTGCGTTTCCTCCCCGTCTGTGTCGATCTGACCGAAGATCGAAATCTGCACTAGGCGCGGCTTCACTTGAGCCACCCCCTTCGGCGAAGTTCGTCAACCTGCCACGGCCAGCAGTCCGTGAGAAGCCGGACCACAGCTGTGCAGAAGCCGAAGCCTACGACAAGACCAGCAAGAACCTGAAGGACGCCCACCCTAGTCAGCCCCCCTTCCAGGTGAAGGTGACAGACATGAGCAGGCGGTGCTTTACTGCCTGGACGTTGTTGTACCCCTTGTACGGCTCTCTTTGGACTGGAATGGGGGGCTGCTTCCGCATCTCACAGACGTGATGCCAAACGCCCTTTCGTCGCACGTCTTCTGGAATGCGCCGCTTCCAGAGATGAGCAGCCGCCCACCAGATCGCGACTTCCTCCTCGTCGGGACCGATGTCCAAGACGGGCTCCTGCCACGCTCCGCACATCTCGTCGACCGCCGTACATAGGTCGTCGAAGTCTACCCCTAGCGGAGTGTCCGGCTCCTTGGCCAACATCTCGAGGTGCAGGTCGATGAACGTCTCTGGGGTGAACCCGATGGCTTCGAAGAGCTTCTCGAGCTGCTCACCAGTCATAACGTCGCTTCCGTCAGAGAGGCTCATGCGGGTTCCTCCTCGAAGACACCGAGGCGGCCGGCGCACGGTCCACAGAACTCCAGCGTCTCCTTGGAGTCCGGATCGATGACCTCAACAACCTCGACCGAAGCCATCGGAGCCCCGCAACGATCGCACCGGGGCGCATTCCGCTGCCGCCTCTCCCACTCAGCTACCGCCTCCGCATACTGCATTCCCCAATAGGCACGGGAGTCCGCGATAGCGCACGATATGCTGAGCCTGAATGCCCTCTGCCGATACGCCTCCAGGTCCGTGAGCGTCATCGTCCGCACGTACGGCACGACTGGAGCGTACACCCGCTGGCCAGGCTCCCTAACCGCGTCTGCACATCTCCGAGCCTTCGCCTCCCGACGTGCATCTTGCCTGTACGAAGGGTACGGTACCCTTGGACGCCGACGCCGTACTGGTTTGATCTTCGTCTTCCCCATCGTGGCTGATCCCTGCCTTTCTGTGTCAGCTGCTCCTGCTCCCGCTCCAGCTCCAGCTCCAGCTCCCGCTCCTGCTCCAGCTCCAGCTCCTGCTCCCGCTCCCTCTCCAGCTCCTGCTCCAGCTCCAGCTCCCGCTCCTGCTCCTGCTCCCGCTCCCGCTCCAGCTCCAGCTCCCGCTCCTGCTCCAGCTCCCGCTCCTGCTCCTGCTCCAGCTCCTGCTCCCGCTCCCAGCAGCGAGGACTGCCTGCACAGTGATCACCTCTGAGTCCGCGGAAGCGCCGCCGAGATCACCGTAGCGTCCACAACGGCTCCTCGGCCAACGAGCACACGCCCCGCTGGGTAGGGTTCCACCTCAGAGTACTCGCCGCTGAGGAGCGCATCCGCGAACCTCCCCGTGTCCGCGATCCACGCCGCGTCCTCGAGCGCTAGCTCGTGAGGCGTCACGGCCACAAGACGTCCGGTGAGCGTCATCGTTACGGTGCGGATCAGATACGGCTTGCCGACCTCCCAGAGACTCTCGTCTGGGGTCCCTGGGAGCAGGCACAGCATCGCAACGACCTCTCGCAGCTGCCCAACCGTCAGATTGTCAACCGCCATCGTGGCTGATCCCTGCCTTTCTGCAGTATGACCTACTGCTCAGATTATCTTTATTATAACTGATCAGGCCGGGCTGACTCAAGCGCTGCGTAACCGGATTTTTGCGCTGACTTTACCGCCCCGCGAAGGCCGGACACCCCGGCTGATCGAGAAGCAGCGCAGCCTGCTCCTGCTTCGCTGTCAACCGCCGTGCATCTACCGCCGTCCTCCGGAACAGCTGGTAGATCTCTTCCTGCGAGAGGCTGACTTTGCGGCGACGCATCCCGCGGATGGCGAGTTCGACGCGCTCGGGGACGTTCCTGAAGAGACACCGCCCTGTTTGCTTATCCCGCCACTGCTTCCGTGATAGATGGCGGCACCACTTGCACGCGAGACACTGAGTTGACATCAGCTTCACCGAGCCTTTCTCGGCTTCCCAGGATATCTATATTATAACTGATCTGAGCACCCCACTTCAAGCCCCCACCCGGCTGTTTTTCGCTCCGACTTTTCTTCGGACCCCCGCAGTGACCGACAGCGCATCAATGTCCGGTGAGCGCGGATAATCTCCGCCGCCCTTCTCCACTCCTAGAGCCAGGTTACCAGCGGGACCAGGTCACTACGCTGACTTTTCTTTGGGGGCCCCCTGCGGCTGGGTCAGCGTGAGGGTCATTCAGGCAGCGTGGGGTACGGTGTGCCTGCAGCTCAAGCACAACCAGCCTTTCGGCCTGTACGGCCAAGCAGTTCGTTGGGCGGCTCTACCGAACTGCGTCACAGCCGGTGTTTTACAAGCTTTGCCGGCAGCTTGGCGACTGTTGCAGCACTCGCGTGCTGTGTGCTACGCCGGCTTCTGCGCCGCGCGCTCGCTACGGATCTGGCCCTGGAACAGCTTGAGCATCTCTTCGCTGACGCCGAGTCGCATCAGCACCTTCTTCATTCCGGTACGCTTGCTGATGTGGCTGGTGTTGTTCTTGGTGCCGTCAGCGTCGTTCTGGACCTCGGCGTAGTCCAGCAGGATCGCGTTCGCAGCGGCCCCTGGATCGGGCGCGCCAGCCAGAGCCTTCTTCAGGTGCTCGTGGATCATGTGACGAACGTCGATACCGAGCACTTCCGCAGGCGACTGTGCCGTCTTGTTGTCAGACATTTTCTCTGACCTCCTGATGTTTGTTCGCAGACTCGTGTCTGCATGATGATATTATAAACGATCTGCGTTGGGCAGGTCAAGTGGTTTTTCGCAGGATTTTCTGCTGAATTTGTTTCTGGTGGTTCGTATCGGTCCTTCTGCTGGGGCTGCTTCTGGGTCAGCGCGCTGGGGGTGCAGGCAGCGGAGATGGCAGCGCAACCGGCTCCCCCTGAACCGTCGCTAAGCCTTTCGGCCTATGTGACCGGTTGTGGTACGAGCGTCAGGGCGGCGGATCACGGCACCTGACCGTGATGTACGTCACGTCATCACCTCCTTAGTCGAGCGACCCAATGACTCCGATCACGATGTGACAGATCGGGTCCTCGGTCGTGCTCCCCTCAGCCTTCGCAGCGCTATCGTTCTCCTGCCAGGCAGTCCGCATCTCTTGCAACTTCGCTGCGATGTCTTCTGTGGACGCATCTGGCGGAAGGGTCTCAATGAAGCTGAGGCCGTCTCGCCAGGACAGCTCCCACTGATCTGTCCCACGCCGGTACGCGTCGAAGCTTGGCATGTTAGTCCTCCTGCGGTGGTCCTCCGAGGACGCCTTCCCAGATGACGCCGCCTCGGCGGATGAGGCGAATGTGGCCTCCTGGCTCAAAGCCTGCTGGGAGACGGCCCTTCATGATGAAGGCGTTCCCGTCCTCCTCTCCTTCGTGGATGGCCCAGAGGTCGAGCCACTCCCCGCCCGACTCGATCTGCATCACATCCCAGGGTTCGGGTGTGACCCTCTCTGCGGCATGGAGGTACTTCCAGGACTGTATCTGCCGCCAGATCTTGAGGCAGATCTGTCGCGACGCCTCTGCCTTGTCTGTGAAGCAGCGCCAGATCGCAACGAGGACCGCTTCGTAGTCCCCGTCTTCGAGCTTCGTCTCGCCGATCAGCCGAAGGTCGTTCTCAACGTCCTGAACGGAGTTGTAGACGTCTTCTTCGATAGCGTCTTCTTCGAAGAGGTACAGCTCTGCGGCCAGGTCAATCATCTGTGCTTCCAACTGCTGTTGTGTCATGTCAGTCCTCCTGTCCTTCCGTGATCCGTGCGATCATCGACACAGCAGTCTTCATCTTCTCGTCCTCGGGCAGCCTGGTGAAGGCGAGTGCGGCTGTGTGATCGTCCACAGCCTCCATGTAGATGATGAAGTCTGTGACAACGTCCCGAGGCGTTTCGTACGCGTCAGGCTCGAAGTGGTCCCGAGCCTCTTCAACATACTGCTCGACGTACTTCCGCCACATGTTGCACCATCCTTGTGGTGTATTTCGCGGTGTTTTACGTGGTTATCCGCGAACCACATCCCTATTCAGTTGTCCTCCTCAGCCTCGTTCAGCCTCTCGAGGATCCAGGTACGGCACATCGTCGTGACGAGGTTGTCGGTCCGCGCGGCGTACTGCCGAAGCCGGACCAGGTCCTTAGGACGGATTGTCACTGCGATGGTGACTCGTCCCGCGGGAGTCCTCTTCAGAGCCCGAACTGCTTTACTCATTCTCGTCCTCCTTCCGGCGGCGCTCGAAGTCCGCCCGGATGACCGCGCGGGGAGTTCCGACGAGCCATGCGATCCAGGTCCACCACGCGATCGTCTCCAGGACCTCCAGTAAAGTCGGTGCGTACGACTTCTCAGAGGCGTCGTCCTTCATCGCGTCGATGTGTGACGCGATCTGGTCGTCGATCTCCGCCATCAGGTTGTCGACGGTCACCTCCCTCCCGTCCTCCATCAGCCCTTCTGCGATGTCGTTGAACAGCTTGTTGAAGTACGCGTCCATCTTGCACCTCTGTTGAACGGATGTCCGGTGTTTTACGAGCTTTGCCGGCAGCTCTATGCGGTTGTGTTGTGCAGACCGACTACTTGCGCAGCAGCTGCGCGCGTAGCAGTCTGAAGGCCTCCTCGGGGACGCCGAGGTGCTTGAGCACCATCTGCATCCCTAGCCGCTTGGCGATGTAGGACGTGTTGTGCTTACGTCCTACGATCTCAGCCTGCACATCAGCGTACGAGGCCAAGATCTTCGCTGCTGCGGCATCGCCGACCTTGGAGGCAAGCTGCTTCCGAACCATCGACACGATATCGATGGGTTCCTCGGCAGCCGTTGCCGTTGCCGGTGCCTCTTCGGTTACGACTTCTGCCTTCGGCTTGCTCATGCGGTTTCACCTCCTTTCATCAGATGTTCTCGAACAGCTGAAGCCACAGCCAACGCTGGAACTCTGCCTCCTGCTTCGTATCACAGGCAGGAATCGTCATGTTCCCGGATGTGACGACCTCCCCCGCCAGGTTGTAGACGTACAGCTCGACAAGCGAGATCCACCCAACGTTGACCTGCAGTGGCCCTTCAACATCCAGAATCCGTACAGTGTGGCTGCCTCGAGGGCAGAGTACGGGTTCTCCCGACACGTCTGCAACATAGGAGAACTGGCCCTCACAGCCACGACAGTCGAAGTCGACCCCGCCGAAGCCCATCCCATGGAGCTCGATAGCTTCGGATCCACAGTACGGGCACTTCTTCGGCTCGCCTGCAGCCTGAAGCTTGTCGTGTAGTGAGGCTTCAGACTGCAGACCTGCTGCAGCTGCAACTAGAGGAACCACCTTGTCAGCCTTGCCCATCTCGGTCGTCTCCTTTCGTGGTAGGGCTCAGTCCCACCACATGGACAGGATGTCGTTCCCCTCGTCGTACTCGATCTCATCCGGAGCCAGGTTCGTGATGATGTAGAGCCAGTGGGGGATGGTGAACTTCGACCCGTGAGTGAACCAGACGGAGTCGAAGATCTGGATGTCCCTGTGATCTGCGTCGATCGCGACGGTCACGATGTCCGGAAGCATCTCGCACAGCTCAACGACGCAGTCTCGTCCACCGTCCGTGTTCATGAGTTCGAGGCCCTCAGTGAGCTCCGCGGCCTCCTTCGCTGGAACGAACGTCCAGTGCTCGTACATTTCTGACTCCTCTTTACGGCGGATTCCCATCAGTCTACACACCGATGGGTACGTCTTGCACGGACAACGCCTCTGACACACGGGTATCCTCCTTCCCTAGTTGTGGTGCCCAGAGAGGGCTTGTTACTCAACGTCGTACAAGTCCGAGACAGAGAAGTCCGGAGACTTCCCGAGAATCGCCCACAAGGTCCGCCGGATCTCAGTCCTCAGAGCGTCCATGAGGTTGAAGTAGTACCAGTACTGAGGCGAGAAGGCTACCACAGAACTGTACCACTTCAGCTGCGCCTCTCTGTAGGCGCAACAGAGTTCGCTCAGATATCCGTACACGCTATTCACCTCCTTTCGTATAGCCGGATCCACCACTCAGCTCGTCACCAGGTAGCGGACGCTAAAGCGTGGAGAGGACAACCTCTCCTGTTGTTTTCGGTCCGATAGACTTTCGGCACCCTTCCAGATATATCTTCGGACCACTTGAATCCCTGGGGGTCGCTATATACAGTTTCTGCCCCACCGCCGAATAAAATTCCATACCCCAACACCCAGCAGATTGAGGGTATAGAGCCGCAGCCAAGCCCGAATGATATATTATGCGCCGGGTACTGCTCCCTCACTGTGGAGAAGTGGGCGTCGCATGCGGCCCTGTATCGCGCCTGCGGGGACGAACAGAGGTGCAGCCCAGACGTCAATCGGCAACAGAACGGCGCCGACGGGTTGGGGTTCCTGAGCACTCAGGGCCATCACCCAGTACAGGACCCGATACGTGATCCAAGGAGACCAGGCAGCCAGAACGCCGGAAGCGCTAGGGAGCTGGATCCAGGTGTCCGCAGGCCGCGGGTCTGCTCCATGCAGCTGGAACCCATTGGGCAGCGGCCCTAGGCGTTGCGCCATCGGGAGGTTGATAGGGCGGCCAATACGGCCAATCGTCGTGGAGGTCATAAACCGGCCTCGATTTCGGGGCGGCGCCCAATGTTCAGGAGCGAGTCCAGCCCGCTCATGTTTGGGGTCACGCTTTGTGGGGGCGTTTGGGCGCTCCTTTTGAACCAGCAAGCTGGGTCAGCTCAACGAGCGCAGCTACGGGGGCAGTTATGCTGGAGCAGAGTCCGCCTATAGGAGCTGCGAGATTTTGGCCACAGGTTGTGCAACATATCCTCTGCCCCGCTTGCGGCATCGGTCCCTGCGCATGAATCCGCTGAAGGCGGTCCACTGTCACACACTCCCCGGGGAGGGCGATGGCCGCGTACTGTAGCCCGTGAATTGGGCAGGCAAGGCCATGTAGGAGTTGCCTATTCGGAAGCAGAATGCTGAGCTGCGCTCCAGTTACAGTGTTCGGTCCTTCCATGCCTGTGCCAGCCCTTCTTTGACAGCGCTGATGTCCACCTCGCGATGCGCCAGTACAGCGTCCTTCCGCTTGTCGATCGTTTGATCTGCGCCGACAAGCCAGACGCGGACCACACGCGACGCCTGGCCAATACGCACACAACGATCGACGGCCTGCGCGTTCGCCTCGGGCGCCCACTCGCGGTCTAACATGATGATATCAGCGGCAGACGTGAGGGTGATCCCCACCCCGCCCACGAGTACGGTGGCTAAGAGACCCCTTACACGCCCTTCTCGAAAGTCGCAAAGTGCCTGTAAACGGCCCTGTCTGTCCGTGGAGCCATCGATCAAGGCACAAGCGATCTTGCGCGCCTCTAGCGTGCGTTTGAGACGTGCCAAAGCGCTCTTTACGACCGTGTACACGACGAACTGTCGGCTGCCCATCTTAGCCACAATGTCTAGACACGCCTGAATCTTTGGGCATTCGAGGAGGTCATCGCCGTAACGGCCGTCCAACAGGGACCAGTCGTACGTCAGCTGCTCGAGGAGGGCGGTTGTACTGGCGAAGTTCAGCGCAACGATCGCCTTACCCGAAGGCAGAGTGGTCCGGAGGTTCGAGCGCAGTCCGTCATACACAGCTCGTGTTGGGAGGTCGAGTTTCACCCACTGCTGCTGCACCTGGACAGTGGGAAGGCCCCGACGCCCCCAGATCTGCCGGGCAACGTCTTCACGGGTGCGCCGGACACACACATCGGCAACGTCTCCCATCAACGCTTCAGCCATCCCCGCACGGAGACCACCAACATGCCAGTTGAAGCCGCTCCACGAGACATGACAGTACTGCCGGACGAAAGACCAGAAGCCGCGCCACCGCTGGGCATCAATCAGATGCAGTGCCGTCCACAGGTCGGAGGGCGTCTTCCAGAGAGGGGACCCTGTAAGGCCGATGAAGCGTCGCGCGTTGCGGGCGTGCCGACGCAGGACGGGAAACTGCTTGGTCTTCCGCCCACGTACGTTCTGTACCTCATCGCATACGAGACACCCCCAACGGTCAATCAGCTCATCCTGATCGTTCAGGAAGGTCTGATATGTGGTGATCCAGACGCGCACTGCGTCATCCTCCCAGATTGGCCACCGACGCCGTTCGGGGCCGGCAACAATCCGTGCATTACATTCTGGCCACCACGTCTCGAAGGTCCGCCGCCAAACGTCGTCCAGAGTGGTCGCCGGCGCGAGCACGAGGACGCGTTTTGCGTCCAGCTGGCGCAACGCTTCGACAACCTGCACCGTCTTGCCCAGCCCCGGGTCGTCCAGCAACAAGAGGCGGGGCCGGTCACACAGCGCGGCCACGCCCTCGTGTTGGAAGTCGTACAGGGTCAGCACGGTTTGCGCCACGGGCCGAAGTCTCCGATGGGTTGCAGGTATAGCCGGAATCGGGCAGCGGGCAGCGGGCGCTCTTCCTCTGCTACGGGAGACTCGGCAGCTCCCGGAGCGCTCTCCTCGAATGAATGGTGCGGTGCAGGCCGGCCAGTTCCCACCATGTTCTCCTTTCAGGGCGATCATTCGTGCTCCGTGTCCTCTGGGAAGGCTGCTTCGAGAGCGGCGTCGAGGGCGTCACGGTTGTCATCGATGACAGCCGAGATGAGGTCCGAGGCCTTTCCCTTGGTCAGGGTGAGGGCCTCAACCATCGTGCACACGTCATGCTTGATGAGGAACTGGGCCTGCTTCTCCGTGATCGGGTCATCGCGCCAGCTCATCCTCGACCTCCTGCAAACGGCCTGTAAGCAGGACCGCGTCTAGGTTGATGTTGGCTTCGGCGGCGCGGCGTGCGAGGCCGTCTTTGTACAACCACGGCACCGTGTTGTCCCGTAGCGCTGCGGGGTACAACGCAGACCAGTTGAGAACCTCAAGCCAGGCGACCCGCTCACCCCCAGCCAAAGTGCGCCCTGTAGCCACGACATGGTGGTGCCAGCACCGGGCTGCCTCCTCCCGGACTGCCAGTGGGACCCATGCGAGCAGGGCCTGGGCCCGGCTCTGGAATCTCGCAACCGCGTCCTGGTAGATGAGCAGTGTGAGCTTCTGCGCGGCTTCGGGTGACGAGAATGTCACTGCAAAAGACGCAGGCGTACCAGCCTTCGGCATCTTGGATCACCCCATAAGGCAGACTTACGCTCATCGGCGCCACCCCCGCACCTTGGCGCGTGGAACGAGGCGGCGGTGTAGACGGACGCAGCCTGTGACGAGTCGCTGCCGGACACGAGTACGGGCGCGCTGCCAGATATTCGAAAGGCGGATACCCAGGTAGGCCCAGGGGAACCACCACCAACAAGCGTAGCGGAGCATGTATGTACTCGGCTCGTACCAGTACAGCCAGTAGCGATGCCCCACACGCGGGCTTTGGACGTCCGGCATGATGATCTCGCCGCTAAGGTCGGTGGCCCACGTGAGGCCCTGGGCCGTCTCGTACGTTCCCGCAGGCACACGAAGCCACCGGCCCACCGGGCTTGTTGTGTGATCCGGCCAACGCCCAACCCAGGCGACAAGGCACTCCACGGTCATCCTGAAGTAGCGTTGATGCCACCAACGATACAACCACTGTGGGCACACGCGCCCCATGATGGCTACCCCTCTCCGAGAAGCTCGCGAAGGGCCCGCATGACGTCCTCGCGAAGGTTCATCGCCCACAGCCGAGGTCGTTTGATGATCAGCGCAGATAAGTAGATGACGACATCACCCAGCTCTTCGGCCAACATCCCCTCGAGGTACTCGATTGGATGGTTGTCCCAGTGCCCGGGCGAGCCCTCGTAATGCCGCCCGACCCCAATCCGCTTGAGGAGCAGGGCGTGTGTCTCTGCTGGCTGCTGCAGCCCCTCAACAGCCCCAACCAGCTCAGGCGTCTTGACGCTCACTAGGTCCATCAGGAGGCCCTCCATTCGTGCAGGTCCCCCCACCGTTCGCCGATCTCGACGTCGACCGTGAAGGGTAGGGGCGTGTCCGAAAGCGCTGTGGGGGGCGTCTCCATGATCTTGACGAGGGCCGGGATGATCTCGTCGGCCTGATACCACGGCAAGCTGAACAAGAGACTGTCATGGATCGGGATCCTGATGTGCGGGTACTGCTTGTGAATGTTGATCAGCGCTGTCAAGCAGATGTCGCTCGCAGTCGACTGGATCGGGAAGTTGACCGCCTGCTTCTGGACCTCGCGCCGGTTTGCCTTCGTAATGAGTGGAAAGCGCCGGCGGCGGCCGAACGGGGTAGTTAGGAAGCCGGCTGTGACTGCCTGGTGCATGGTCTGCTTACGCCACGCTGCAAGGTCCGCATAGTAGGCGAGCCAGGCGGTGATGAACGCCTGCGCCTCTTTGACAGTACAGCCAACCTGCTCAGCGACGCTCGGCGCCTGCCGGTCGTATACGATGCCGAAGTTGACGTACTTGGCAAAGTGCCGCTGGTTCTTAGTAACGTCCGCGGGGTCGATCTTGTTGACAACACTGGCCGTCTCGAGGTGAATGTCCCGGCCGGCCGCGAAGGCGTCGATCATGTGCGTATCGCGTGACAGGTAGGCGGCGACGCGGAGCTCTAGCTGCGCATAGTCGATGTTGACGAGGACGTGGCCGGGAGGGGCGACAAACGCGTTTCGGATCTCGGGCCCCGCGACCTGCGGAACGTTCTGCAGGTTCGGATTGCGGCATGACAACCGCCCCGTTACGGTCCCGTGGATCAGGAACTCCGGGTGAACATGCGGGATGTTGCTGTGCGGGACGCTCCGCTTGGACAACCCCACCACATACGTCCCGTCCGTTTTCATGTCTGCGCGGTAGTCCCTGAGGGAGCTGATCACCTTGACAGCGGTTGCCGGCTTCGTGATTCGCTCGAGGACGCGCCGGTCCGTACTACGCTTCAACCCACGCGGAACCAGGGCGCCGAGCTGATCGAATAGGAACGTGGAGAGTTGAGCTGGCGAGCGGGGCGAGACGTCGTCGCCGGTGAGACTGATTGTGAGGGCCCGGAACGCGGCTTCCTTTGATGCCAGTGCGGCCTGGTACTTCTCGTGCAGGGCGGACAGATACCGCAGGTCGACGGGTGCGCCGGCCAGCTCGATGTCTTTGAGCGCGTGATCTGCGGGTAGGATGAGGCCGTAGTACAGGTCCCGGAAGTTCCGGTCGATCAGGGGCCGGAGGAGCTGCTCGAGTTGGGCGGCGTACATCAGGTCATACGCGTTGTACAGACACAGGGTATCAAACGGAATGTCGCGCGCGCGGTTCTCTCGGAACGCGTCACTGATATGGCTGCTGTAGTCGGTCGCATTGAAGTGTAGCCGCGCGAGGGACTTCAGGCTATGCGTTCCAGGCTGCTCATCCGTAAGATAGTGTGCGAGGAGGGTGTCAAAGTTCCACGTTAGGCGGATGCCCATATGGGTCTCGAGGAACTGGGCGTCGAAGCGAATGTTGTGTCCGATTATCCGACGTTTCTTCGCAGTCAAGGCGCGCGCGAAGGCGTTGCCCGTCCCACGGTCCTTGAGCATCTTTGCGGCGAAGGTGACTTGTTCGGTGGCCGTGCCCACTCCGATCAGGAGTGGCTCGTCCCTGTACGGGTTGGTTCCGGTCGCCTCGAGATCGACAACGATGTCGGGGCCCAGGGCTCGGACGGCTTTCAACAGCTCGGTTCCGCTGTGGGGGATGATGGGGGTGGGCGGGTCTGGCGGACCTACGGGGTGCTTGTTCAGACGGCTGAACTTCAGCATGTCTGCAAGGAACAGGGACGTGAGATCGGCCTGACGGAGCAGGGCGGCGGGGTGCAGGGTCGCCTGAACGTTGCAAGCGAACGGCTGGGACCACTTAGCCAGACCCCGCAGGGACATGATGCTCAGCGGACTGTCGGTGCCCCAGAGGGCGGTTGCCGCACTGGCCCCCGCAAGTAGGATCTTCGTTGGCTGTTGTTTGCGCAGCTCGCGCTGCAGTCGGGGGCGGCAACACTCGATGGCTTCGATGGACGGGGTCTCGTTACCTGGGGGGTGGCACAGGCAGGCATTCGTGTAGTAGGCGTTGTCCGGATGGACGCCGAAGCGTTCGAGTATCTTGCGCAGCAGTTGGCCACTCTCGCCGATGAACGGCTGGCCTCCGGCCACTTCCTTTCGCCCGGGCGCTTCGCCCACCACCACAGGTGCCCTCTGGGGCCCATGTCCCGGGACCAGAGGGTACTTGTACAACGGGCAGTTTGTACAGTGGAGCGGCTTATCGGACATTGCGCACAGCCCCGGACAGGATGTCCCCCATCAGCCCGATCGCGGTTACCGCAACCTGAGCAGCCTCTTGGTAGGCCTCTTCGGTACGCTTCTTCCGGACCTCCTCCCAGAGCTCCTCCACCTCTTCGAGGATTACGGCGTACCCCTCATGGAGGGAATGGACCGGTGGATGGGCGGCCCGAGCCAGGCTGAGTTCCACCATGACAGCCGCCACGGCCGCCCGGTCTGTATCACTAATCTGTTCGCGGTTCATCCCTCACTCCCTCTGGGATCTCGATGGGGGCGCGCAGCAGCCACTCGCGGAGGCCGGACACGTTTTGGCGGACGCGGTCCTGGTACAGCGAGTACGTGAGGTCCAAGGACAGCTTGTCCAGGCTGAAGTAGTCCTCAGGCCGCCTAATCTGATGCCGCTTCTCGTCCAGGTACGCGGCACTGAGCGGACGGTCTCCGTAAAGGGCGTGGAGAATGGGCTCTGCCGAGTCGATGCCACGGATGTTGAACTGCGACCGCTCGAGCCCCGCAATGTGACGCGGATCGTTCGGGATCCCTAGCAGGTGGATTGGGATGTCCGGCGAGTGCATCCGTACGAGTTGGATGCTAAGGCGGTGCCCGCCCTCGAGACCCTCGTTCCGCCGAGGGATCCCGATACAGACGTTCCCGCACGAAAACCCGAGACCGAGGTACTCGTCCACAAGCGCCCGGAGGCACTCGAGCCACTCGAGCTGCGTCGCTCCTTGAGGGACGAGCATGAAGTGCATCACAGAGTGGTCCGAAGCCCACCCCGTCCAGACGGGGGCCGTCTCGCGGGCGGCGCGGATCGTCGCGTCACAGTCCCCCAGCACGTCTGGGACGACGACCTCGAGATGAGAGAAGCACTTCTCTGGGAGCTGATCGGTCAGCGCTTCGAAGCCACGGGCTAGCGCGTCGATGTTACTAGCAGCGCCCTGCTCCCAGGCGTCGTTGTCTAGAATGATGTAGTGCTCGCCGGAGGCTAGCGCCTGACGATAGAAGCGGCGGTACTCTCCGTCCTCGAGGACGAGCCGGTTCAGGATCAGGTGGTACCGATCCATCATCGGTGTGTGGGGCAGGAGGTGCGTGGGCGCAATGAGGCCGATCTTGATCACTGGGGCCCTCCAGCCAGAAAGGTGATAATCAGGACCGTGATCTTGTACGCAGTGATGCAGATACAGGCAACGGCGACACAGCAGCTACACCCCAAGATGTGCGCTGCCCCTTCCCCAGCGTTCTTAGACGGATGCATTCTGGGGCTCCCTCTGCTTCTGGTGCAGGAGGCTGAGCCGTACTACGAGAAGTGCTCTACTACCTCCTGGCGGAGTAGGGCTCAGGACCTACCCGCGTGAACGGCTCCGACGCGCACCGCTGCCTGTCTGAGGCGTCAGGGAGAGGGGTGCCGTGTGGTCGGAGCGGTCCAGCGTCTTGACGCGCGTCCGCATCTCGCCCGAGCCCTCGGGGTATTCCTCTTGCGTTGTGATGGCCACGACGCGGGCGCCCACGAAGAACGTCGGTGTCGGCATCACCACAGGCCCCTGCAGCTCTGTGGGGTCGATGCCTGCGGCGCGCATCAGGTTCTTGATCCCGAACAGGGCCTGGGGGGCGAGCGAGGTCATCAGCCACAGCTTCCGATCCTCGAACTCGCCCTCAGCGATGGTCAGCTCCCAGTTCAGGTACGGCGCCTTCGAACCCTGTTTGGCGGTGACGTCAGTGATCACGGCCTCGTAGCGGCCGGGAGGGAGGGCTTCGAAGCCCTCGCTAACCCCGGACATGTCGAGCGCCATCCCTCCAGCCATGATTGCGTCCAGATCGGCCTCAGGGACGGTTGCGGCATCAGGCTTAGCGGTGCGTGGCATGGTGTTGCCCTCCTTGGGCGGGTGATCACGTCAGATGGAGCAGGTCGAAGATCTGGGGAAGGGTGGGCTCGATGATCTCGCGGCCAAGCAGCTGGCCCTCCGAGCGGTCCTTCCCAACGTACGCATCCGTGAGAGTCGTGAACAGAACGCGCTCATCCTCGGGCTCGTTGGTCGTGTCCCCAATGGTCTCGCGGACATCTAGGTAGCCCACAGTGTCTACGAGGCCGGTGACCTTCCCAACGAGTTTACCGGTCAAGTTCGGAACAGCCTGTTCCAGCTTCGTTCGGGGGTTCTTCTGAAGCGCCAGGCCACAGATGAACAGCACGTGGAGGGGCAGGTCCCGATACAGGCGGATCAGCGCCTCCATCTGGGCGGAGTGCTTCAGGAAGTCTTGCAGCTCGGCCACCTCGGGCTTCTCTGAGACCTGCGAGGCCTTCGTCGCGCCGAGAAGCGTGAGCAGGCTAAGGTAGCCCGCTTCGGAGAGGCTGTCCAGGCAGACGAATCGGTAGGCGCCCGGGTTCACCTCGAGCTGCTTCTGGACCTGGACGAAGTCCCGCCAGGAAGCAATATCGACAACGTCCAACTTCCCAGGCTCCGGCTCGATCGTCCCAACATCAGCCGGTTTGATGTTCGAGATGCGGCTGCGGACAGACAGCGTTCCGCCCTCGAAGTTGACGAGCAGCCCGGGCATCATGCGTGGGTCGGCGACTCCCGAACACGCCAGGGTTGTCTTCCCACTCCCCGACTGCCCGTAGACCAGCATCTTGAGCCAGTGCTGGGGCAGAGTCGTGGCAGTAGCCTTCGACGGCTTCGTTGCGGCCTTTGCCATGTTACCGCTCCTCTGGACGCTTCTCTACATAGTACAGGTCCTCAGCGATCGACGTGTCCCCCTCCTCCATCATGATCCGGCACAGCATGGCGTAATCACACATGCGAGTGCACTCCCATGAGGGGGAAGGGAAGTAGACAACGTTCGGATCGAGCATGAGATCCAGCTCCGCCTGCAGCATCTCTTCGAAGTGCGCGAGCCGATACGTTGTGGGGCTGACCACCTCCTCCCGGACGAACTCGTTCTGCGCCAGCGATCCCAGAATGTCTGCGTAGTCACTGGGGTCGAAGCCGTGCCGCTTGATTGCGGCCAGGTACATCTCGACCGTTGTGTCCTTGACCTGCTTTGACAGGCGGCTACCGTCCCGAATCACGTCTGGCTCAACCGGGACCTTCTTCCGAACCTGCCGGTACGAGACGCCTCCAGGCAACTTACCATACGTTTGGGCCGCCAACCACATATAGGCGGTCATCTGGTCATCAAGCGTCATCATCTCAGGACTACGGTACTGCGACGCCGTTTTGTGATCGACGATCCAGATCTGATCGTCCCGCCGAAACAGGGCGTCGATCGTTCCTTGCAGGACCACAGGCCCGTGAGCTGTCTCAACCCTGTGCCTCAATGGGACCTCGACCCCGAGCAGCTCATCCCAGGCCTCGTGAGCGCCGCACCAATGCATGTACTGGGACAGCATTGACTCGAGCAGCTCGGTCAGCTGTGTGTGTTTCGCAACGTCGCCCATGAACTGCTCAGCAACATCCTGAAACGGGATCTCTTCCGCCCACGTCTTCAAGGCGGCGGCCGCGCCTCTCTGATAAGCTGTGGAGAAGCTGGTTCGGCGCTTGTAGATTGCGGTGTAGTAGGCTGCCATGCCCGCGTGTAGAGAGGTGCCGAGCGCGAGGGCCGCATGCTTGACGCCCGCAGGCTGAATTCGGCGCACATGGCCGTACCACCACTTGCGACGGCAGTGCTTGAAAGAGGCTCGGGACGTTACGTGGATCAGCTGGGGTTTCGCCATGTGACTCCCTCGACCGGAATGACGCTCCGGTCCTTCTGCCGCGACACAAGGTAAGCGAGGACATGGTACAACGCATCGCGCTTGTGCCGGTTCGCGTGACCCCGAAAGTCTGGTGGAAGGTCGATCTTCCAGTTCGCTGGGCCCTGCATCGCGCCCGGATCCTGCTTGACGATCGTTTGGGCGTATCGGGCCGCAACCGCCCGAATGATCCCGATAACCTCAACACCCTCGGTCTTGACGGACGAGTGAAACACCCGGATCTGCTCGTAGAGAGCGGTGATGTCTGCGGGTGGACGGGCGAACAGCGCCTGTGCCCACGCAAAGATCTCCCCAACCTGATCGACGGCTTCTTCGTCCGTGAAGGTCCCGGAGACGGCGATCTGCCACAGCCCGTGAGGGTCGGGCTGCTTTAGAATCACGTACCCGGTTGTGTTGCCCGGGTCGAAGGCGACCAAGGCGCGCATTACGTGTGTCCGATCTGACTGAAGAACTCAGCCCGGGCTGCCTCACGGTCGAGCATCACACCACGAAAGGCTTGCGTCTTCATCCGCGTGTTCGGCGCGAGAGCCCCGCGAATGCAGGTACACAGGTGTTGGCAGTCTAGCGCCACCCCACAACCCTGCGGGCGCAGACGGTCCTCGATCGCTCTGATGATCTCGACTGTCAAGTCCTCTTGAGTCTGGAGGCGGCGAGCGTACCCATCCACTAGCCGGACGAACTTAGAGAGGCCGGCGATGGTCTCCGATGGAACGTAGCCGATATGCGCCTCGCCCACGAACGGCACCATGTGATGGGCACAGACGCTGTAGACTGGGATGGGGCTGACAATCACCATCTGGTCGCCGGGGCTAAGGAACTGAACCCGAAGATGCGCAGATGGATCTTCGGCATATCCGCGGAGCAGCTCATCTGCCCACATGGCTGCAACGCGTGACGGTGTATCGAACAGATGCGGGCCGCCCAGCCGATGCTCGGGAACCAGACACTCAAGGAGGTTCCGCACGCACTTAGAAGTCTCGGCCCGCAGGTCGCCAGCAACCAGCTCATCTGTAACAGACATCAGACACCTCTCTTGTTGCCCCAGACACAACGATGCAGCTGGGGCAGGATGCGGATGTCAGAAAATTGCGCCTGCAGAAGGGCGCTATCTAGCCAGAGCCGCAGCAGCAGCTCGTAGTTCTGCAGCGCCTGTGCCGGAACGTCGTCAGGATGCACGTCCGGGGAGGTCATGGGCTGGACCGTCCGGAACGTTGTCGGACAGCCCCCCGGGAGCATCTCCTCCAGCGCCTGTATCGCATCGACGTCACCCCAGAAAGCAGCCTCGTCTTCGACGCTGACGACGTACTTGAACTCGGTCGAGGTCGTCATGGCCAGCTCGCGGCAGAAGGCAGGGACGTCTTCGGCGGTTCGGCCCCACATCCCACTGGATGGGAGCTTGGGGGCGATCACGAGGTGGCCCACACGGTTCACCCAATCCTGCCAGACCGAGCCCTGCGTCTCCACTGTTGTTCCGATACCGACCTCGTGCAGAAGGTCGATGAGGAGACCGAGTCCCGGGTAGGTGCAGGGGTTCCCACCCGTCAGGACGACATGGTAGGCGGGAGCGACCTCGAAGAGGGCCTCTTCAACAGTCACCGCTCCGCTGAGCACGGACTCGCGCAGCTGCGCAACATCAATCTGCTGTGCGCCCCCCTCTCGGGTCTGGGCCCACGCGTACTTGGTGTCACACCACTCACAGGCGTAGTCACACCCGGCAGTGCGGATGAAGTGACACACCCGCCCACAGGTCGAGCCCTCGCCTTGGATCGTTGGCCCAAACGTCTCGCAGATGAGGATCATGATTAGGGCTCCTAACAGAGTGCTGGCTGAGCCACCTCGCGCTCGGTCTCGAGGTTCCACTCCTCAGCGAATCGTCGACAGTCTTCGATACTCTCAAACGGCCCCAGGACATTCGCTCGGGGCTCGCCGTCCGGAGGGTCAAGTTCGATGAAGCTCCCCCAGAAGCACTTTGGGCGGGTTTTCAGAACCAACACCCGCTCGAGCCGGATCCTCAGGGGCACTCGGGGGACGCAGCCCCACATCAGTCTACTCCTCTAGCATGTACGTCGCACAGCTGTTCTCTGTCTCCCACACGTCCACGCGCAGGCAGCGCAGGTGAGGCAGGCGGTGCTGTAGCTGCTGGTGGATCCAGGTCGCGATGAACTCGGCCGTCGGCGCAGAGTAGTTTAGCGCCTTATTCAGATCTGTGTGATCGAGCAGCTCCCGCACAATCTGCTCTGCTGCCTTGAGGCGTGCGAAGTCCTCCACCATCGGCGGACCAGAGGGGCGCAGGTCGCGTTCCGGCCGCTGCACCGTGTACTCGACCTGGTAGGTATGGCCGTGCACGTTCGCGCAGGCGCCGTCGTAGTCTGTGAGGTGATGCGCTGCGTCGAACTTGAACCTACGGATTAGCTGGTAGGGCATGGGTTCCTCCACAACAGCTGTTTGCTGGCGCTTGGTAGTCGTGGTACGCGCCGCACGCGTCACACTTCCAGTACGGGATCCGGTTCAGCGAACGTCCACAGACACCGCAGACCGGTGGCTCGCTCCGCTTCTTACGAAAGTCGCGGCAGCCACGGCAGAAGAAACGGTTGACGCGCTTCGCATTCATGCGAGTGGTGCTCCGCTCACCTGGCAGCCCGGGCCATTAGGCTGATGTGCGTACACCGTCGGATCGGGATACAGCGCCTCGGCGAACGCCTCGTGCCGCTCGCGGCACGTAGGGCACGTTCCGCAGTGCAGCTCCGCTTCGGTGTAGCACGAGCGCGTCAGCTCATACGGAACGTTGAGCACCGCTCCCACAGCGGCGATCTCGCCCTTGGTCCTGTGCAGGAAGGGGGAGACCAGACGTACCTGCTGGTAGGTCCCCACCCAGAGGGCGTTTGCCATCGCGCCGATGAACTCGGGCGAACAGTCTGGGTAAGCCCAGTTCGCCCAGTCATTCGCGTGGTTCGCTGTCACAACAGCGCTGCAGTTCATCTGCACCGCAACAGACGCTGCAGCACTGATCAGGTTCCCATTTCGGAACGGCACGTACGTTGGAGAGACGCCCTCGAGGTCGGCGTAGGCCGCACTGGGGATAGGAACGTCGCCGGTGAGGGCGTTCGCGGAGCGGAACAACTGGTCCGGAAGGCGAAGGTGGCGGTAAGTGAAGTGTTGGCGGTACTTACAGGAAGGGGACTGCAGAACGTTGCAGATTGCGTTCGTCGCAGCCTGTTCGGGCTCCGCATGCCGTTGCCCGTAATCAAAGTGCAGGGCAACAACATGATCGAAGCGAAGCAACGCCCAATACAGCGCCGTTGTCGAGTCCAACCCACCAGAGAACAGCACAACTGCGTCCATGCGGGCCTGCCTCCTAGTCCAGGTGATACGGAGCCTCGAGGTACGCCGATAGGTCTGAGCCGTCCCACTGCAGCTGCAGGACGTCCAGCTCGCCCACCCAACCAACAACCTCTGCGTAGTGCTGCAGAAGCGTCGAGGGAACACGCTGCCCGTTCTCAATGTGCGAGATGCGGGTCTGGGCTACCGCGAGACGTTCCGCAACCTGCACCTGACTGAGCCCGCGAAGGCGACGAACAGCCTCACAGACCAGCATGGGCCGCCGAAAGACGGTCTCGGATGTGATCGTAGGTGCAGTAGACGTGGCCGGTTCGTTCATGACTCACCTCATCGCCCGGACGGTCATCACAAGCGTCGTAACGTTCTCGAGCTGCAGAATTGCTCGAGACAGCGCTTCGGCCATTGCCTGCTGCCCAGAGCGAAAAGCGTCATCACGAAGAGCACACAACGACAGACTACGTCGCCTGAGGGCAGCGACCTCCGCGTTCTTCCGGTCATTCAGCGCTACGGCGGTTTGCTCGGCCACAGTACTGTCCTCTGTTCGGAGGCATGATTGTCTTGACAAGCGGCCAGCGAGCGCCGAAGTCGACGGCAAAGCGGATACCGAGGCGCGGATGCTGGTACGTCCCTGACGTTTGCGGGTCGATCTCCGCTACGAGGCGACAAAGCCAGGCATGTAGCCCCTCACCCTCAGACCGATCCTGGCGCCACTGCTGCCAGCACCGGAGCGAGGCCCGATCGAGGGCGTGCCCCGAGATGTCGCACGTTGGGACGACAGTCCCCCGACGCGCCAATTCAGCGGCCGCCTCAGACACAGCCATGTTCCAGTCCGCGCCTTCCTGTGAAGGCTGGTTCGTCATCCACAACAGATAGCCGGCCGGGACGTCTTTGATCTGTAAACCCTGGTGGCGGCCGAAGGTCAGGACGTATGTTGAGGCTGGCGTGTCAGACATGCGAAGCCGCCTTTGCAGCTGCGTGGTGCAGATGAGCAGCAACGTTCTGGGGCGCGATTGGCCGCCCACATAGCTCTGTGAGGTTTGCTGCGATCTTCTGCAGTGGCTGCCCCCCACGCTTTGCAGCCAGGGCATGCTGCAATAACGTCTGCCCATCGTACTCCTGCAACCAGCTGATCCGGTTCGATGACGGCCGGTTCGTCCGTGCCTGTCGCGGGTTCTCGACCTCTAGCGGGATGTGGCCCGTGCTCGCCCCACAGTTCGAGCAGAACCCGTCAACGATGATCCCACCCCCTACCCGGACATCGAAGCAGTTCGGACAGCCCAGGATCGTCATTGTCACCGGTTGTCCCATCCGACGGACTTTCTGTGCGACCAGCAGGCCGTGCGTCTCTTCACCAACGACCTGAAATCCAGGGGGCTCGTCGCCACGGAGCCGGGCAGCCTGGGCTGCAAGTTGCCCCGGCGTTCCCCTACCTAGCGGGGGCGGGGGCTTCTCCTCGTTATGCTTCTTGTTGTACCTACGCTGTGCCTCTCTCGACCGCGCCATATGACATTCGGTCCTCCGAATGCGATGGGAGCTCTTGATACTATGATCTATTATAAAGCATCCGAGCAGCTCAGGTCAATCCCGATTTTCGTTCAGCCCCGCCCGGATTTTTATTCTGACAGGTTTTGGCGCGCCGACGAGATCGTCGAAATCAACTGTGGGCCGGCAGAAACAGCAAGGGCGCATCTGAGCTGCCTGTGACGCCAAGTATGGAAGGGAGATCAGAAACGTCGCCTGGGCAGCGCGGGGGCACATCTGGGACTCGTGGAGGACGCCACTGCGGCGTAGCGCGTTCCGGAGCGTCATGTAGACGGGTGGTAGCCCTATGGGGTCCAGGTCGAGCCCGTGAGCTGGGGTCGGTGCGTGGTAGATGTTGGGCGGGCGCTGGCGCTGGTTCATTGGATCGGTTGATACTTCAGTGGGCTACCACGGCGGCCCGTACCGTCCCGCCGTATCAGCCCCGTTTTAGTAAGATGCGCGCACGTTGTACGGACCGTACTGAGCGGCTCGGCTAGATGTTCGCTGATAGCCTGAATCGTCAACCCGGCAGGGTTTTTGAAGATGAGGTCGATGATGTTCGTTGCAGTGCTGGTCAGTGAGTCCGGGCCCGCAGTGGGGTGGGCTTCGGGTACGTAAGGGCGGTGGCGAGCAGTGTCCCCGTCGAAGAGGAAGCGGAGGTCCTCGTCGAAGCCTGGAGGCAGCTCGCGCCCCTTGATGCGGAGACGCATCTCTTGGGTTGCTTGGTCGAACAACACTTCGATCAGAGTGTCGACAGCCCCGAACAGTGCGCTGCTTCCGCGAGGGCCCTCAATTGCTTTGCCAGCGTGATGGACGATGACAAGGGCCATGTCGGGGTGAGTGTCGAGGAGTTGGTTGAGTGCATCTAGGACGACTTGGGTGCCCTGCACCGTATTCTCATCTTGGTTGTGGATCTCGGCGTAGGGGTCGATAACCAGCAGGTCGGGCTTGATGGTCGCAATGTCATGTTTGAGGTTGGCTAGCGCGCCCGTATCATCGACCCGAATCCTTTGGCGGTGCATGAAGTAGAGGTTCGGTGATGGTGCAGCCCCTTCTAAGGTCCGGACACGCTGGCCAAGACGGTGCAGACTGCCCTCCTCTTCGATCAGGAGGGCACGCTGGCCGGGTTGTGAAGGGGTCCAGGGCTGAATGCCGAGGAGGGGCGTTTGGTTGACGGTACTAGATGCAAGCTGAAGGGCGACGAACGTCTTCGTTGATTTGGGCTGGCCGACCAACAGGGTCTTCGTTCCACGCTCAAGTAGCTCGGGGATAACCCACTCGACCGGGTCCTGCGTCGCTTCGAGAAGCGCAGGTCCGTTCAGAAGGCGGGGCGTGATCCGCTGAGGCGCCGGAAGCGCCAGGGCTTCGAGGAGCGCCTCGTCCCCATTCTGAATGACAAAGTCGGCGATGTCCTTACCCCACTGCTTGGGCTGCCAGCGGAGCTGTGCAATGCTGAGTGCGCGCGGTCCCAGAACCTGCAGCGCGTCGCGGATGAGCGTCTGTGAGGCTCGGTCCGCTTGGGGAACGAGGATGATGCGGCGGAACTGTTGGAAGTGCCGCTGCCAATCGTCTTCAAAGTAGACGCCCGGAGTTCCGAAGACGGGGATGTCGCGGTCATGGGATTGAAGGATCTGCGACGTCAATAGAGCGTCTGTCTCGCCCTCCACGAGAACGGCGCACTGGGCAGAGGTTGTGTCCAGGCAGTCTAGGTTGAAAGGCACCATCCAGGAGTTCTTGAGCGCACCCTTACGGCCGTCAATTGACCGGCCCCGAATTCCGACGATGCGGTGATTTACTGTATACGGGATCGCGAGGTGCTCGGCAGTTCCAGTTTCGGGGTCGGCCGGGACGTATCCGATGTGGAAGTTCTGCAGGGTTTCGTAGGTGACCCCGCGACTTACTGCGTACTCACGAACGATGTCGAGGTCAGCGTGGAGGCGCTCTTGCGCCTCTGCCATGAAGAGAGCAGCGCCGGGGAGCTCGCCTGGATAGGCGCGCGTGAAGAGCCGCTCGTTGAAGTGTACGGCAGCCTCACGCTGTTGGCTGGTGTGGGGGCGCGTAATGCCCTGAGTGATCCGGATTGCATCTTCGGTCGGGAGGTTGTGGACGAGTTGGAGGAACTCGCGGGGCGTGAGGACTGCGGAGGTCGGCGACTTTCGAAGGGTAGCCAGCGCTCGCGACATGCAGCGTGTGTGGAAGCAGCGATAGTTCCCGCTAAAGACGTTGAAGCCTGCATGGTGAGCCTTATCGGGCGTTGGGTGCGTCGGGAGGACACAGTTGACGCCAACCCACCCCGTATCGTTCGGAGGGGCGTCGGCTTCGGGAAGGCCGTAGTGACGGTAGAAAGCGGCCCACTGGGACTCAGCGGCCGCTGGGAAGGCGAGCATCTTGGCGCCGCCGAGCTAAGAGGATGGAGGTGCAGTAAGTCCGGAGGGCACCGCTGGGATGAAGGTCACCCGCTCGACGAGCAGACCTTCACCAGCGGCCGCTATTGGCATATCTGACGCGTCTTCGTACGCGGCGATCGGGATGTGTGTGGGTGTGAAGACGACGGAGACAGTGGACGGTGCGACCTCCTGCCGCTGCACCATCTTTCGGACCAGGGGGCGCAGCACTGCAGTCACACCCCCACTGGTGCGGCACAGCTCTTGGAACGCTGCTGCAAGCTGCGCATCAACCGAGACGACGATCCGGGCCTGAGGCGCTTGGCGGGTACGTGGCCGCCCACGACCCCTTTTCGGATCCGGGGTCTGCGTTGAGGCTGTATTCGGGGTTGTGGAGATCATTGACGATCCTTTGTAGGAGTCCGGGCTGCTCGAGCCACCGGAGAGGGTCTGTGAGGAGAAGCGGTTGTGCCCGCCAGCCACGGCCGAGACAGGCAGTGCAGTCGGTCACTGTGGGGTTGGGGATGGGGCTCGGCTCTAGGCCTGTCTCGACAGACAGCGAAACGTCTTCCTCGAGGTACGTCCGCTGCGTACCGCGACCGTGGCACGCAGGGCAGGCCGTCCGGGTGTGTAAGTGGAAGTCCTCCCCTTCGAGCAGCCGCCCAAGCCGGTCGACCATGAGAGCTCCGAAGTCACAGAGGAGCGCGAGTAGCGCTCCGTGCCACGCGGGGTGCAGCGCCTCTGGGACAATGACGATCTCGCCGAGGGGCTGCACGCCGTAGGCCGTCCAGATAAGGCGTGTGGTTGAGGCGGGTCCGAAGTCGATAATGATCATGCCCGATGTGCCGGGTGTGATGGCTCCGTAGAACGTGCTCTTATTATAGGGTACCTGATAAGGGCAGGTCAATACCCTCGAAACAGAATTTTGACCAGAATTTTCCGTGGAGCCTTTGAGTGCCGGGACGCGCTGAGGGGTGGAAGGAATACTTCTCAAAAGCGTGAGTCATAAAATATGACTCGCCTCGCAGCCTATGCGGTCTGCTTTCTTCTCAATATAAGAATACCCCCTATAGGGGGGTATTCTATTGAGAAGAAACGAAGGGAAACGTGAGTCGTATTTTATACTGTAAACAAACCTTTTGGGTAGAGTAAAAAGCGGGATTGACCTGGTTTGCGTTGTCGTATTATAATAAGGGCACGGTTGCGTGAGATGGAAGGGACGGTTCTCCATGACAAGTACCTCCCCGGTCCCGCTTGTTGTTGATGACACGCCACGTGAACGGGCTGCTGCTGGTGAGATTCAGCGGCGGGCAACGCGGCTACGGGACTGGTGGAGAGAGTACCTGGCGCAGAACGGCCGGAAGGAGCGGAAGGGGCGCCCCCGCGATGGGCAGGTACGGATTGCGAAGCAGGAGCGGCTGGAGGCGCTGCGGACGCGGGAGACGTGGGAGAACCCGGGAGTGGAGGACTTGAAGGCGTGGGCGGTCGAGTTTGACGTGTCCCCCGTCACACTGGCGCAGGACTTGGAGAGCATGCGGCGGTCTGGGCCGTTGGCGCGCCCCCTACCAGACGCGCCAGAGTTTGAGGAGGATAAGCTGGCGGCGTACAGGGCAACCGGCCCCGTTGAGCGGCGTCGCGTCTTCATGTACCTACGGGCGAGGTTCCCCGATCTGACGCGCGAGCAGTGGGCAGATGTCTTTGGCTGCGACTTGTCCGGGGTTGACTATATGCGTCGGTGCCTGAAGCTGGGCGCGGACCGGGTCATCGGAGAGGCGCTGACCGAAGAGGTCTTCCAGCCCTTCATCGACCTGTACAATGTAGGGGTGATCGACGCCGGGGATCTGCCGATCGATTCTCCACAGAGAGTTGCGCATCGGCGCCTAGCCCTGGAGGCGCACGCGGGGAAGCTCGATGCGATGTTCAAGACGGGTGCGCTCGAACAGGTTCCGGCGAAGTCGCGCGTTGGGGTGATGGTCGATGGGGTTGGTGGAGAGGAGGGGAAGCCGTGGTGGGACCGCGTCGCAGAGGTCCGGGATGAGATGCTGGCTGAAGTGGATGAGGGCGACAATGGGAACGTCGTTGCTGATGGGGTGGGCGGAATCGTTTCGGTGGTGGAGACTGGGGGCGCTGTGCAGGGGGCAGCGGGGATGTTGGTCGCAATGGGCGCCGGAGACGAAGAGGAGGATGAGGACTGATGACCTGTACATCGTCGCGATCGCTGTGGTTGCTCGTCCTTCTGGTTCTGCTCTGTCTAATATGGGCTGTCTGGGGTCTGTACCGCGATGTGTACAGGCCGGTGGCAGTAGTGGTTCCTGTTGGGGCGGCCAGGCCCGCGGATAGTGTGACCGAACCAGTCCTGATGTGGCGGGAGACGGTCTGGGTCGAGAGCCCAGGTGGCCAGCGGGTTCCCGTGAGGGGTGGGTGGCGCCCAGCGCCTGCGGGGGCGCAGACATCGCCCATCTTCGATGTACTCGATCGTCCACGGGTGTCTAGGTGAGGGTTGTAATGGCTGCGGCGGTGTTGCGGGATGACCGGGTGGATGACGGCCTCCGGGATTGTATCCGGTGGCCGCAGTTGTTTGCCCGGGGGGTGCTGCAGGAGGACTTGTGGTCGATGCAGCGGCGGGTGCTGCGGGGGCTAGCGCTTCGGAAGAAGGTTGCTGCGGCCTCGTGTCATATGATCGGGAAGACGCGGTTGGCTGCAGATGCGGCTGTCTGGTTCATGATGACCCATCGGCCCGCCATCTGTGTGACGACGGCGCCCACCTGGGTTCAGGTCCGAGATCTGCTTTGGAAGGAGATCAACCAGTTGGCCCTCCGCCTGCCGACTCAGTTTCGGACCTGGGGGATGCCTAACGAGACCCGATGGAAATTGGGGCCCGGCCACTTCGCGTATGGGTTGTCGACCGATCGAATTGGCCGGTTTCAGGGTCAGCACTCACCGCATTTGATGGTCATTGCGGACGAGGCTTGTGAGGTCTCCGATGAGATCTTCACGGCCATCGATACGTTGGGAGCGGAGTATGAGCTACTGATCGGGAACCCGACAAATGCGGAGGGGAAGTTCTATCGGGCGTTTTCGAATCCGTCGCTCGGCTACGCCCGATACCAGATCCCTGCGTCCATCACGCCGAACTTCACGAGGGAGCAGATCCCTGCACACGTTGCACGTCAGTTGGTCTCGCCTGCGCTCGTGGCTCAGTGGGGGAATGATTGGGGTGCGGAGAGCCCGCTCTACCGCTCGCGCGTGCTTGCGCGCTTCCCCGAGCAGGATAGCAGCGTCATCCTCGTACCCCAGCACTGGTTCACCTACGCCGCGAACCGCGTTGAGTCCCAGCTGGGCAAGCGCCCTGCCGTCCAGCTGGGGTTCGACGTGGCCCAC